CCGAGACCCAGAGATCATTGGTTAGCTTTCGGCATTAGCCGAAGCTAATACCAAAAGATCTCTCCCTGGGGGCAGTTAGCCCCACCTCTCCCTTTAAAAGGGAGAGGCCCATCTCGGCTTGATGTCGACGCGCCGAGGGCGTCCTGCACGCTCTAGGTGTTTACTGTCGGCAACAGGCTCGCTGCCGCGTTTAAGCAAACACTTAAGCAAGGCACCAGGACCATCCAGTATGTCAGATGGGAGCCTGGAGGAAACTACCCAACCCTTAACCAAAGGGGAGTGTAGATTCTTGCACATTTTCTCAGTCTCATAACCAAGAAAGGAGGTGCGACCTAACACCGAGGAAGAATCAGAGACATGGGGATACCAGTAAAGGATCCCCTCTAGTTTCTGATCCAGCCATTTCGCGGTGCCCCAACAACCAGCCTTGTAAAGCTGATTGCGAAGGGATACCAGCGAAATAACCTCGGGAGCGTGCTTCCGTGCAGAAGGAAATACTCTGCGGCACTTGACAACAGATACGTCAGTGCCGTCATAGTACTCCTTCCCACAAGACTCTCTGAATTTTCCAATCCAGAAAGACTTGGCCTTTCCTACCCGAGCACCAAAATGCTCGAGGGAATGGACAGCGGAATGCACCGAGTCAGTGGGAACTATGATATCGTCCCCATAGACTCTGACCAAGCCAGCATACCTAATTAAATCAGATTTGCTGGTAAACTGTGTGTTGAGCGACTCCTCAATCCCCAAGAATACAAGGGTCAAAAAGACCATTGCCTCAAAGGGAAAGCAGAGCGCTGAACCCATAGACGCGAACTTGGACAAACGGATAGTTCCGTGTCCAGGTACTTCAGCCTTCCGTGACCTGCAAGCTTCGACGGCCCCTAGCAATTCGGGGTTAGTCGAAAGCAGGCAACGGATTAGCTGATTAGAGACCCTGTCAGAAGCCTCACTCAGATCGAGTGTGGCAAGGGATCCATCTCTGGACCCCCTCTGAGCCATGAGCTGGTTAGGCTCTTGTGACTCAGTACTGATAAAATCTCTGAGATAACCTTCAGAGATACCTGCATTAATCGCATCGAGAACAGCCTGTTGTGCATACTGCATACAGGTTGGCTCAACCGCGATAATGCGTGGGGTCTTCTGCGTCTTAGGAACTGTGATAACCTTAACGGGTATCTCAGAACCAGGTTCTAGGTGGTCGACATCGCTATAGTGCTCAATGTAACGAGCATTAGGGTAGAGGTAATCCCCAGAGGGGAAGTACCTCTCCAAGCGATCAGTCCAAGTGCGGTTATCGTACTTCGCGTTACCGCGAAGCCGATCAGCCGTAGCACCTGGACCGTGCTTCGGGACTAACTCCAAGGCATTGATCTTACGATCAAGACCTATGAAGAAGTCACGAAACAACAAGTCCGACATCCTCTTGAACTCTCCGTAATCGGTAGAGTCCATTAGTGCGTCGTTCTTGGCGACCTCCTGATCACACTGCACGTACTCTTTCATGGCTGCTTTATCTCTTGCATCACTGCAAGGGATAAGCATCTTGCTATAGATCAAAGTCAATTGTCTAATAGCGAGAATTGCATCCACGTTAGGGTCCGGCAGCAACACACCAGTATTACGATCAAACACAAGATCGAGGAAACCACCGAGAAATCGGGGGAGACCTGCATGCCAAGAAAAACCTTGGAACATGTCGCGATCTACCAAGCCCTGGTCAAGACACTTTTGGGTGTCCTTTCCAAAATTTGGTAAGGCTATCGTAAGAAACGATAGTCCCTCGTGTTTGTATCGTCCCTGGACTGTTTTCCAGTCCAAGGTGGTGCTGGTGCAACATCTGATCGCATAATCATCAGCGATCATTTTCCAGAGCAATATCAGGCTTTTCAAACTTCCTCCTTTGAGAGGTTAGTTTCCTTAGCCTGATAGCACGGGCTTCACTGTTCAGATAATGACAGTGAACATGGTAAGACATCCGAGACAGCCAATAATAAAGGCTGCAAGGATGATCATGATCAGGACCATAGTATTATGATTCTGATTCAATTGATTCACGATTTCTCCTTTCACTCGTTCATAGCGGAGAAGATGAAGTATTGCTACTTCAAAAACTCCGACCTTATCCTCAGTCGTGGGTCTAAGACTCACTTCCGAGAAGTTTGGTAATGACGAGGCTCGAGCTAGCCTGGAGGGCTTCAATGAAGCCATCATAGACTGCTTTTGCCTCGGCATTCGTATAACCGGCCATAGGCCGGTCAAAAACGAGATACGAGGACATGGAAACTTCCATGTTCTGCGTAGTGATGAAAGGATCGGTCGTGATCTTACTCACGTCGACCCTAACAACCTGCCGCTTGCGCTTACCATTGGTAGTTGCGAGCGACATTTTGATCAGTCCATCAGCGGACGTATACAACGACTCAAAGGGTCCAGTTGAGACCCTAGGAAGCGAGGTAGTAGTACCGCTGATTTTTATGGACTGTGGATCGGCCAATGCCATTAGGCATGCTCCTATTCTGCTCCAGTAACTGGAACATAGTGGTTTCAGTACAACTGAGCTACAGTAGGGTTAACCCTAAAGCAGCGGCTATGGCGACCTGAGTGGGTGACAAACCACTCAAAGTTGCGCCAAATCCAAAGGGGTTAGCTTGCGTTCTAGACTTTGAGATCATAGTGATCCTTGAGTCAGGAGGCAACGGTGAGGAATATTCTGCTGATTGCAGAACCTTACCGGATGCGGTCAATACTTTGGAGGTTTCCTCCATCATATAACCGTATCGCATAACCAGACCTTGGCTAACAAAATTGTTGACGTTATGAATAACGTCACCAGTATTTGTGAACCAATCGACGGCCCAGCTCCAAGGAGTCAACTCCCAGAGAACATCTGGTGTAAGTGATATGCCGAATAGCTTATCGGCTTCGTCGCCTGTACGAGCTACGCTTGACCAAGAGTCACTTCGGTCAGGTACGCAGTAAGTAAAGGCGCCTTTAAACCACTTACGAGACGAAACCTTAATCGTCTGAGTGATTTCCAAGGGACTAAGGAACTTACCAAGAACCATACTGTTATATTTATTTCCACCAGTAGGAACGGTGGAAGGATATTCAGTAATGCCTTGGCGTGTTTCCGTAGTCTCCTCAACGGGAAACTCAAAGTCACGGCGGACGTTACGGCCACTATCACGGCGATATTGTTTCAAAATATCACGTGAACTGCGAACGGTGTTCCCAACATTGAGAACCTCGCTCACAAGTGGCAACCACCCGAACTCTGCATTCAGAAACTCTGAACCAGCGGCTCGGGCAATTTCCGTACGGCGCTTCCAAGTATGAACCCCAGGTAGGGAGGGTAAACCCTCCCGCTGGGCTTCAACTAGGGCTGTGCCTAACTCTGAATTTGGGTTTGTTGGTGCGCACTGAGCAATTGCTGTAGCTCCATAAGTATTCAGGCTAGATAAATCTTTGCCTTTATACTGAACTGGAGTTTTCATGTAATTGCCAGGTAGCGAGGGGCTAGATATGGGTGTTCCTAGGTTGGCGCGAAACAAATACACGCCGTCTTTGGAAGCCATATTAACGGATCGAGTAGGAAATTCCTGCTCGACTCGGCTCGTGTAAAACGGGCCGCCTCCAATCCTATTACCAGTATTTCGGTCAATAGGATGACCTTCCGAGCCAGTAACCTGGCTCCCCGTCTTGAGTGTTTCAGACGCTCCACGTTCTACCAATGCTTTTGACCCACCTTCGGAATAAAACCAAGGGTGAGTCCGGTAGGTAGTGAAACGTTCTTTATACTCAAGGGACATTGAGGTAGCTCCTCTTTCTCCGTTAGGAAATCATCCATTACTGGATGGGTGGATGTTGCACTGCATGGTGGGGGTATCTGACCCCC